AACTTAATCATTTTGGTACCTATCTGCCCCAATGCCCTTGATTGGGTACAGGATTAGTGTTGCACAGCTGGGTGTCAAAACCTACTAATTTTGGTAACGGAATTATAACGATTTAACGCGGTTTGCCGTAGGACTTTCCAGACACAATGAATGTCCCGTCCTTCTCAATGTTGATTAGATCGACCTGAACCTTAGCCTTGTTCACATAGATGATGGCGAAAGCCTGTTGCCAGTTAGCCACACCTTTAGTGTAAGCAGCCTGCTTAAAGTCCATGAGATTGCCTACCTCGACACCATGCAGGACACGCCCTATACGACCCCCAGAAGCCTCTGAGAAGGCTGATCTGCCTGCTCTGTGAGTATGACCTGAGATGACATTCTTTCCATGCCTACGGGCTGCCTCAAGGGCTGATAAGCCCCCCTGTGGCTTGATGGGTGTGTGATCTCCATGTACTGCAATCCAGTTCGGTGCAATAGGCATTGGGTTCTTATGGAAGGTAATACCTAACTCATCGAACTTCATAAACTTCTCAAAGCGCAGCTCTGGCAATGCCCCGAACGCCGGCACTTTAGCCATGATGATGTTATAGAGGCGATCTGTGTGATTGCTACGGATGCAATCTGTAACGCCTAGATCCCATAGCAGCTGAACAGCCTCATTGCGGTCATCATCTAGGGTCTGAGCATAAGAGCCCATGCGCCCTTCTTCCCACTTGCTGATTTGTGGTAGGTCAATCTCATCGCCGATCGTCACTACTTGATCTGGCTTAAACTTAGAAATGAAGCTTGCAAGGTTACGGGTTGCAACCCTGTCATGGTACGGAACTTGAAGATCCGAGACTACGACTATTCGCTTAATCGTCATCCTCATCATCTACATAATCGCCGAGCTTCTCAGGCGGTACGCCATCGGGCAAGATCCAATGAGGGTAAGCCTGTGGCTCTGTAATCATGAACATCGCTATGTCCTCAGCGAACCCTGCTCGCTTGAGTGAGCAAAAGTATTCATACAACCCAATGCAGTAAGCATCGAGCTTTGAGTAACCTTGTTCCTCTAATGCCTTAGTTGCTTTTCTTGCCATAAGATAATTGTTACCTATCTAACAAGACAATGATTGTCTCGACACGCGCTTCTAATCGATTAAGTCGGTCATTCATAGAGCTACCGCCATTGGGCTTTAACTCTGCTAGGTAGTGCTTAACTAACCAACGCACTGCCATAGCAAATGATCCGATTACTGTGGTCACTGCCGCCACAATCGCGGCAATGTCTTGCGCGTTCATTACTTCTTAGGAGTGGCGTATCCGAATACACCTGAAAGGACAGCCCATAGGACTGCGCGATAGTCAAGGTCAAAGTTGCTAGATGCCCACGCTGCAAGAAATGCTCCAGCAGCAAGGATTGCAGGGTTCTTTATGTTCTTCATTATTCTCCGCCTAACATAGATACTTGAAAAAAAGCCCCATCATTGTCAGCTTCTTTCTTAAAGCTAACATGCATGTGCTTACTGTGTTTGTTAGCCCCTGTGTACTTGCGCCATTTCCAGTTAAGGATCTTGGAGCAGATTCGTCCATCGTAAATGATGTAACTAATACGCTTGTCCGCTTTTGACTTGGACAAGGTACGAAGCTGATCAGCAAGATCTCCCATGATGTCTGGCTTTCCGCCCTTGAACAAATCTTTGTCCACATCAATGGCGCGAACCCAGCCCTGCTCATCTGGATTATGATCTGACTTGCGAGTAGCGTGTCGGGTATCACCGATCCAACCATCCGATGCGCGGTCACGATCTGGGAACGAGTCATCAATCTGTTCTCGTAACTGGATAGCAGCCTTAGAGAGCTTTACTTTCATCCAAGTAACAATGCCGCTTCTTCTGCTGTGATGCCAAGCTTTGTCAACAATGCAGCCTTTTGAGTTGCCTTTGCTTCGGCTTCGGCTTGTTCGGCTGCTAATTCAGCGGCGCGGGTTGCACGCTCTTTTGCTTCGGCAGCAGTTTCATCACGTTCCGTGACAATCGTTTCGCCTGTTAATACGTCAAAATTTGTGTCAATTATTTTCATGTTATTGCGCTCCATAAACGTACATAGTTCCACTTGTGAAAGATCCGCCTGCGGTAATTAAAACAATACTTGAAATGACAGAAGTGCCTGAATAAAAACCACCACCGACAATACCTAACGCATTGCCATTTTCATTAACTCCAGTCGCTTGGGTCATCAATTTTGCCCCAGACTTGTTTGCTCCTGCAATGTTCATGAAACCGTTTAAGTCCATTGATGCAGAAGTTCCGTGATTACATAATTTGAACCCTGCTTCTGAAATGGTCACCGAAGTAAGTGTTGTACCAGCAAAAGAAGTTGATGGTGTATAACCAAACGCTGATTGACGGTAATTTGCAGCAGTCGTGTCAGCGTTCATTTGTAATCTAATTGCATTGTTACCTGTGTCATTTGTGCGCACATTTTGTAACACCACTCTGATTTCGTCATAACCGCTCAAACTAGAAATTGTAAAACTGCTTCCTGTGTTTGTTGTGGTTGTTGACAATAAAGTGAAACTTTTTTGTGCTGATGGAGCGGCAGCCCAGCTTGGAACGCCACCTGCAACAGTTAAGACTTGACCAGTTGATCCAATACCAAGTCGTGCAGGTGTTGATCCACTTGATGAGTAGATGGTGTCGCCTGTAGTAGTCATTGGGTTTGTCATACCAGTAGTATCCAGATTAGCCCAAGCACTACCCGTGTAATAAGTGGTTACATTTGTATCCTTTAGATAAGCGAACTGTCCTTCTTCTGGAGAAGTAATAGCAGCATCGCGAGCTGCTGCCGATGCAAAGACCAAAACGCCTTGCATCAAATATCCATTTACATTTGCTGCGCTTAGGACTTCACCTGTAGTGAATGTCTTAAAGCCTAGTCCTGCTGCCATTATTACTCCTTAGTAACTTAAAACGCTAGTGTCTAGAATACCGTATAATGCGGAATCCAGAATGAATCCATCGATGATTGGCTCTGCCGTGCCGTAGCGCACTTTCCACGAATTAGGTGTGATCGAGTGGGCAACATTAAAGACCTGCACTGTCTTAGATAAAGTAGTGCTATTAGGCTGAGTGGTAGTAATACTGACTGGAGTAAAGAAGTCCATTGTCAAGGCTGCAATAGTGCCAGCGGTGTAGTTATCCTGCTGGAGATCTAGGGTCAGCTCATCCACGCGTACCGAAGTCTCTTTACGAGATGCGATAAAAGCCTGTGCGTAATCCAGAGCCTCTGCATCTGTCTGCATAAGAAGGCCAGATTGGTTATAACTGTGAGTAAAGTATTTAGCGATAGAGGCTGCATCACTTGCAGTCTGGACTGTGCCACCTGTGCGTGTGACTGTGGCTAGGTTATAAACCTGAGTGTCATCAAAGACCCACTTGACATCAAAGTAGCCAATACCTGTGCCATTGTCATTAAAGACGATAGGTGTTCCAGCGATAGTGCCGACTGTGACATTGCGATCTTGGAAAGCGCATCGACCCTGTGCATCCATGTAGATTGAGCCATACTCTGTGGTGGCTACAGTCTGAAGAGCTTGTAAGGCTGTGCGCTGTGTGGCTGGATCTGCCTGAACTGTAGTCAATCCTGTGTCAATATCTCGCAAAGCTAGAGGCCAGCCAATAGTGTCTAGGATCTTGGCAATGCGTGAGCCTGTAGTTTCACCTGCTGTAGCTCCTGTCACACCAAAGAATTGAGCATTCTGGAATAGACGGAAGCCATCGACTGCCGTAATTGTGGTGTACACGATGTCACCATTGAACTTAGGTGTGGTCGTGTTATAGCCTGTGATGTATCCTGCAAAGATTGGATAAGTTACTCCTGAGTAAGTTGCAGTAACTAACATTTTACGCATAGGACTTAGGTAGGTGTAATAGGGGCTGGCTGGGTTTTGTGGGTTGAAGTCACCATTCTGATCCAAGATACGAATTGAAGCTATGCCAGTTTGGAAAACTTCTGCTGAGATCTGTCGGCCTCGATTAGTCTGTACTGAATCAATAAGGTTGGAGACATCCACAATAAGACTTGTAGGGCTATCTGAGAGGACATCAGCACCATCTAAGAGTGATGTGTCAAGGATAAACGGATAGCCGAATGAAGCCCCTGTAGAGAAGTCAATTGTTACATTGATGACTGGTCTGGTCACAATGCCCCAGCCTGAACAAGGCTATCGCCTCTGCGGTTGAGTTGAATCAAAGAATTCTGGATCAGGTTAGTTAGCTCGTCTGGGTTGGCGATGGTGTTAGCCTGAATGGTGATGTTGATGTCGCGGTCACGCGAACCTACTGCGCCTGAGCTGAACAGTAAGCCGCCTTCCATCTCGCGGAAAGATCCAGCATTGAAAGGATTTATTGCACCGCCTGCGTAAAGATTAGTCAAAGCATTAAGTGAGCCGACATCGTCAATGGTCTGATAAACCTGAGCCATGCCATCGATTAGCTTAATAAACTCTCTGCCGTTGTCACCGATGACTGAGATAACTCCACCCAATTCTTCATTGGCTTTATTGATCTCATCAGTACTTCTACCTTGAGTAAGGGTCTTTTTACCCTTTTTATCGTCAAACGGGTCACCAGAAGGCCCACCAGAAGGCCCACCAGAAGGCCACTTGAATCCAGCCAGAAGTTTTAGCATCTCTTGAATCTTGCGCAAAGCTTCATCTAGATTCTTTTGATCGATTAAATCTTTAGGGGTCAATCCTTTTAGAATAGATTCGATAGCAGCCATCTGAGTGTTCTGGCCAGTTAAGGCGTTAAGTACTTTAAGATCTGCATTAAGTTTATTGGTGGCCGCAATGATGGCTTGCTCATCCTTAGCAGCAATAGCATCTTCTAAAGCAAGGATTGAACGCTTAACATTAAGGCGAGCAGTATCGTTAGCAATCTGTAGGATCTGGGCGCTGCTAGTTGCCTTGCCTAATTGTTCAGCCTGATTAGTCAGAGCTGCTGCAATCTGGATCTTATCCATGTCAAAGATTTCTTCACCCTTGCCAAGTGCAAGGTTAGCCTTGTCAATTGCCAGCTTCAACTTAGCAGCTTTAAGCTTCTTTAATTCCTCGGCTGTAAGCTTCTTGCTTTCATTCCCAGTCTTTCTAATGACTTTATACTGTTGTTCTAATGACTTAAGATGCTGATTATCAGAAGACTTTTGCACAGCTGCTAATGTTCCGGCTGATCTTGCGATATCGAACCAAGCGCCAACAATCGGGATCATGGCAGTATCAAACTTTAACCAATCAGGAAGTTTGTCATCTAAAGCCTGAATCTTCTCGATTAACTTACCGATACCACGAATGACATTTGCAGTTTGAGTAGCAAAGTTTTGCATATTTGTCGCTAGGTTCTGGACACTCTTATCTTCACCTAGACCGACAAGGGCATCGATGAGACCTTGACCAATAATCTCTTTAGCATCATCGGCTGCATTAGCCAATTTCTGCATTTGACCAGTAGGAGTGTTAGCAAGGTTTTTGTTAAAGTCTTTGTAGGTTGAATCAAG